CAGAAGGTTGGGGTAGCATCATATCTTCTTTCTCTTCTTGCTTCTCTTCGCAATATTCAAACAGTTCTCTTGCAAGATCAATAACATCTTGAAAGGATTTAGTTTCACTACAACGCTTCACCCATACTTTTTCTTCATCGCTGAATGGAATGCTTGCGTTACCTTTGAAGTACAGATTGATACGATCGATCAAAGCAAGTTTTGATTGATCATCATGCTTCACTCCGAAGAAATCCATATCCCAAAGTTCTCTGTATCCTTCAAAGAAAGATTTACGAAGACCAGGATAGGTCACCTTCATCATACGCTCAATACGAGCATCTTCTAGGACATTGATGAATGCCTTAGAAACACCACCAAAGTCTTCATTGGGGGTATACAGAGCGTGACCAACTTCATGTCCGACTAGCAGATCATATACGGTGCTAGAAGCGGTTTTCCAAATAGGCAGAACCAAGACACGGTTATTGACATCGAAATAGGCAGTGCTGACTTGACGGTGCTCTACAGTCAGGTTTTCAGTTGCCAGTAGTTTAGCGAGAGTGCCTTTAACTTCTGTGTTGATCATACGTTCTGTCGATTACTTTTTAAGTATAGCACAGTTGTCAAGGGTATGGTCCACAGAGGGGACAGTTCTTACATTGTCCCAATGCCTTACTGCATTAGCCACAATAGCGATGTTTGTAACCATGTAAGAAACAAAAATAAGGGTGCGTATGCCAGCAATAGTATCAGCCTCTCTGTTTGTTCGTCCATCCTTGGCACCTAATGCTTTTGCCCAGACTCTCCATGCTTTACGAATCGTCCGACATCTTTGAGAAGTCATTGACTTTTTCAAATTTAATTGTCCTTAAGAATTTATCGACCAAGATTTCACCTTTGTGGGATATAACAAACACATTAGTGTTGTTCCCAAGACTACGAAGTATCTGAAGAAGTTCAGCAGTACCTGATGAATCAAGAGAACTATCAAATACTTCATCCAGAATCAACAAGTTAGTAGCAACACTGTTCTTCATCCTAGCAACTTCACGCCATGTAAACAAAAGTGCTAGATCAATTTTTTGTTTTTCCCCTTCAGAGAAAGAAGCATATGAAAACTCATCCCTGAAACGACTTTTAATTACTTCATTAAACCCTTCATCAAGAGTAAAGTTGATAAAGAAGTCCATGCTGTGCAGATATTTATTAATCAGTTTATTAAAAATAGGAACATATTTTTTGATAATCTGACGTTTGATACCAGAGTCCTTAAGTAGATTAGATACTACTTGATATTCATCTAAACGTTGATTGACTTCTGAACAATCTACTTTTGTTTTTTCAAATTCTTTCTCTAAGTTTTTTAGAACAGTTTGATGTTCTTTAATGCTTGGTTTATTTTCCTGCAGTTCAGTAATCTCTTTGGTAATCTGTAGATTATCCATCTCAAGACGAACAATTTCACGCTCTAGTGCTGATGCATCACTACGAGTCTCATAAAGTTTCGCAGATACTTCTTCCATTTGATTGATAATAGATACTGCTTCATCAATATCTTTTGTGAATTCTTCAATCTCAGTAGCGAGTTTTTTACCTGCTCCAGTTTTTGCACCAACTACTGCATTTTTAAATGCAGTTTCAATAGATTGTCCACAGGTAGGACAGTCATCATGATCCTTATAGAACTTCAGATCTTTTGCAACCAACTTTAGTTGCGATTTTTTATCTGCTTGACCTTGACGAAGTTTTTGTACAAATGTTTTCTGTGTTTTAACATCTCCCTGTTGCTCTGTTAAAACTACAATGTCATCTTTTTTCTTTTGATGTTCTTTGGTAACTTCAACAATACGTTCTACATTTCTTTGTTGACGTTTACGTTTTTCTTCTTGTCGATTCTCATTTACTTCTTGCAGAGAATTAATCAGTTTGAGTTGTGATGTAACTTTCTCTTCAGACAAACGTAACATATGCCCACAGTCATTACTTTGACCTTGAGCAGTGCGAACTCTATCTTTCAAGAGTGCATTCATGTTTGAGAAGATATTGATGTCAAGTAAATCTTCGATAACTTCTCGTCGGTGAGATGCTTGGAGTTGCATGAAGGGGACAAAAGTTGACGATCCCAGTATGACAACTTGAGTAAAACTTTTGAAATTGAGTTTGAGGATTGACTGCTCCAAGTATTTCTGCGTGTCTTTGGCAGCAGCGTCCTGATCAACCAGTTTGTTATTTTTATAAAGTTCAAAGACATTGGGTTTGATTCCTCGGAATACACGATACTCATCTTTACCAATAGAGAAACAAACCTCTACCTTAGTTCCTTTTTCATTGATACTATTGACCAACTGCCCTCTGTTAATTTTACGAAAGGGTTTATTGAACAAAGCAAAACACAAGGCGTCAAGCATAGTTGACTTACCTGCACCATTTGCTCCTACAATCAGGGTCGAAGGTGACTCACAAAAATCAATCTCAGTCCACTGGTCACCTGTAGATAAAAAGTTTTTCCAGCGAATAGTCTCAAATGTAATCATTATGGGGGAACAATCAGATCGTCTTTTTTAATAATAGAGTAGTTATAACCATATGTGTTGCAGTTCACTGCTATCACATCCTTTTCGACTTCCATGATTTCAAGTTTGTCCTCATAGTCATCTGCTTCTAGTAATGTAATATACCTTACAGCATCATCACGATCTTCAAAAACAGTTACTGATTTTGAGAAATCTTTGGTGTTGACTGCATAAATTCCACCTGTTCTAGTATCTGTAAGGACGTACATTATAGTTCGGATGCTTCGATATACAATGATCTCATGACACTTTTAATATTAGACTTGTTTGCTTTGAGATCAATACCATCTATGTAGTTATCAAGAAGCGTCATTGTGTCTTCGGTTTCTTCTACCGAAGTAGAACCTTCATCGAGTGACAAGTCTTCAACAATCTTAAGATCGCCAAGAGACATATCCTGTAACTGCTTGACAACATAGTCAAACTTAGCATAGTCATCCTTTTCCTCTACAATGAGTTTGACGAATGCTCCTTGAAGTTCGCTCTCATCTGGTAGAGTAACTCCACCATTATAATAGAGCTTATGAAAAGTGTCAAAGGGATTTCTGTAAAAAGTAGTTTTGAGAGTTTCGGTATCAAAGACATGGAATCCTCTCTTACATCCGTAGTCATTCCAATATAACTGATAAGGGTTTCCAAGATATGTTACATTGTCTTTCTTAGATTTCATGTGATAATGGCCACTAAAAACTCTCTTGAATTTTTTGAAGAGTGACTTATCCATTCCATTTTCCATCACATGACCAGGATGAGCTTCAAACCCGTTAAGCTCAAGATGGCCCATGCAGATAGTAGCATCACTTTCTGTAACAGATCTAAGGGATTGTTCGTAGTTCTCGTCACATATCCAAGGGAGAAGAAGTACAGAAACACCATCAAAAGTAACGGTAGTAGGTTCAGTATAGACACTGATGTTTCCATACTGTCCAAGTAACTCACTTGGGGCGTTAACTCGTAAAGTGTTTTTGTAGTAGATATCATGGTTGCCTACTAGCATGTGCATCTTCACATTCAGTTCTTCCAATTGGTCGAACCACATTTCTTTTGCTGCGTCAAGCGACATGAAATTAATCGATCGACGTTTGTCAAAAGTATCACCCAAACAAATTACAGTATCAATATCTGATTGTTTGATAAAAGGTACTACAATCTCACTGTAGAATTTTTTGTAGTGATCTAAAAAATATTGATTGTCGTTGCGAACTCCGAAATGTTGATCGGTAATAAGCAGAATCTTCATCGTTTAGAGTTCATTTCAACACGGGACTTAATCTGATTATACTCGGAACCGCCTTCTCCGTCAACAGCAAAAACATGATCGTAACCAGACTTCTCTAGGATCTTCTCTTTAATATCCAGTTGTCGTTTCTCTTTTGCAATCCTCCTCAAGAATGCATAGTATACAATTTGTGTAAAGTATGCAAACGGATTCCTAGACTTTTCTGGATTAAAATTATCAATGTATTGAATACAGTTCTCGATGCCATCACAAACCATATCATCTTTATACATGTAGTTGATAAAGTTTGGTCTATAAGATAAGTGAGTTGCAATCTTTAAAAAACAACCACCAATATAATTATTGACACGAGGTTTTGGAAGACCCTTGATTTTAGCAATCTCAACTTCTTCTTTGTATTTGATGATTGCAGCAAGAAACTCTTGGTTATCTACATAATGCTGTTTTTGTTTTTTAACGGTCTTCATATAGTTTTTGCTTTGTTTATATTATAACATACTTGACAGAATCGTCAAGTTCCGTTAGACTAACCATGTCAAGGGTTCAGAGATACTATAAGTATCTAATGATTATGACTTGGACCTTTAAACAGTTTTTCTAACTGGGCACGAGCAGCATCAGTTTTTCCTAGGTAACCCATTTCGGGTTCTAGTTCTTGTTTCTTCTGATCGCGACGGTCATCATCACTAAGAATAAACGCTTCATACATCACAGTAACTTCTTTACTCATCGATGTAACTGTTAGAATGTCCTTCTCGCGTAATATGAAGAAGTCTTCATCAGAGAATTGCATCCACTTAGCGAATCCCATTCCTCTGACGGTGCGACCATCTTCCATTTCCTTATGTACAATCTGAGTGCTGACAGGATTCTGAATGAATACAATTGATTCACCATTGTCTTCTGTAAGCACTGCTTTGCCCAATACTTCCTCTCCATTAAGGAGTTTGAAAATACCATAAAATTCTTCGTCGTGTCTTGCGTAGTTAATCATAAGCTTTTACTTTTACATCTATGATTTCATACTGAAATTTTTCTTCGTTATATACCTTGACTCTCTCCATCAAATGATTGAGGGTATAGTTATTACCCCTATCAGTGGAGATATCGTCTGCAATATCATATAATGTTGCTTGTGATTTATTTTCACCTTTCCTCAGAACACGACCTATAGATTGAAGGTTCCTCACTCTGGACTTAGAAGGACTAGCGAAAATAACATTGTGTAATCTTTTAATGTTGATGCCTGTTGAGAATGTGCCATAAGATGCAACAATGATTGCATCATCTGATTGTTCAGTGAGTTGTCGAATATCCTCACGGTCATCTACATCCACACCACCATGAACAAAATGAACTGGGCGGTCGGTATGACTATTTATCAAGTTGTAAAGAGGTAGTCCGTGACGCTCTACATAGTTGAAGAGGACTAGAGTATTACCTTTGAGATCACATGCAAGGTTGCGGAGAAACATGTTTCTACCCTTGTGCTCAATTAGATAACCAATCTCGTCTTGATAACCCTCAAACAATTGTTCTTCATGTTTTAGAAGTACAATCTTGACTTTTAATTTGGCAACGTGACCTGCTGCCATCAATGCATTAGTTCTGGTAACCTGAGAGCAACGTCCAAATAAACCCTCTAACACAAGTTGGTTTACATTTGTGCCATCTAGGGTTCCTGTAAATCCAATCCTATACTTACACTCATGCAACTTAGACATCAGCGTAGTAAGAGATTTAGCTTTGAACTGGTGCGCCTCGTCACCGATCACAACATCAAACCGATCAAACCACTTACGAGGTTCCTTGTAGATAGATTGCCAAGTGGTAATTACTACACTATGTTCCGTGTATTTTTCTGCCCCCGCATATATCTTGTGGCAGTCTTTGGTCGCCATCCATCCATATTCCTCAAAGTCTTTGTACATCTGCTCTACAAGAGACGTAGTAGGAACTACGATTAAAACATTTCTGTTCACATTAGTATGGAATCTAACCAATGCATAAATCATTAACGATTTGCCTGATGCTGTCGGTGACAGCAGGAGTCGTCTATTATATTTTAACGCTTCATAGATCGCTTTATATTGATAATCGCGAACTTGGAGACTCGGGGGTAGGCGCAGTGATTTTACGAAACCTACAACCGACTTGGGAGTGATCATCGCATTTTCGGATAGGGGATGACCAAAATACTTACACTCTTCTACCTTGTATTGATATCCTTTTTGTTCTGCCCAATCTAGGAGATAGTCTACGAGTCCGCAGTAGATTTCACCTGTAGCTGGCGAATATAAACGGATCTTTCCATCCCACCCTTTATATCTTCTAGTTTTCTGCATGAACTTTGCAGACTCTATTTCAAAAGTAAAAAAGTCTGCTAACTCATAATTGATGTGAGGTTCTGCCTCAACTTTAAGATACACTTCATTCTTCTTACGAATAAGGAG